CCTACAAAAAAGAATACGAAAGAATGTTGAAAGAAAAAGAGATGGAGTATTTAGGTGAGATTTCAAGATTGGAGAGTGAGGCAGACTCACTCATCCAATTAAATCTTGGATTGAGTAATCAGATTGCTGAAATCGACAATCAGATTGATTCTAAAAACGCACAACTTTTAAACTTGAGAAAACGATATGAAGAGCAAATGGATAAGTTTGATGATATGTCTGATGATGACCTCATCTCTGCTTTCGCAAACGCTTTCAACTGATAGTGTAATTGCAGTTCCAAGAACAGCAGTTAAAAATGCGTTAGTCGTTAAATCTCAATTTGATGTATGTCAAGAAGAATTAAAAACTACTCAAGAGTTGGTATCACTACAAGTTGATAAGATTGAGTTACAATCTCAACAACTCGCAAACTTTTCAGTTGCACTTCAAAGTAAGGAACAAATTATCCTACAAAAAGATAATCTGATTGAATTAAAAGACAATCAAATCAAAACCCTCAAAAAACAAAAAAGAGGGCAATTTTGGAATGGTTTGTTATTGGGTGGTGCCGGTGGCGCTACATTGATTGCTGTATTATTCGTATTATAAAAATGTATGCCAGATTTAAGAACACTCATACGAGAAGAGTGGGTCAAGTGCGCTAAAGACCCTGTATACTTTTTTAAAAAGTATTGTTACATTCAGCACCCCCACCGAGGAAAAATCCTTTTTAACTTGTATGAGTTTCAAGAGGGGCTGATGCATAATATCAATGACCATCGTTTTAATGTAATCCTCAAATCACGACAATTAGGTATCTCTACACTTTCAGCCGGATATTCACTCTGGCTGATGTTGTTTCACGAAGACAAAAACATTTTGGTAATTGCAACTAAACAAGAGGTTGCAAAGAACCTTGTAACGAAGGTTCGTTTTATGCATTCTAACTTACCAACTTGGTTAAAAGGTCAAACCGAAGAGGACAACAAACTATCACTCCGATTAAAGAATGGTTCGCAAATCAAAGCAACATCTGCTGCTGGAGATGCTGGTCGTTCTGAAGCATTGTCTCTTTTGGTAATTGATGAGGCTGCATTTATTGATAATGTAGAAGAAATTTGGACATCCGCACAATCAACACTTTCAACAGGTGGTGGTGCTATTGTATTGTCTACACCAAATGGTGTGGGTAACTGGTTTCACAAAGTATGGTTACAAGGTCAAGCTGGAGAACAATGGCACCCAACCGAACTCCATTGGACTGTACACCCTGATAGAAATCAACGATGGAGAGATGAACAAACAAAACTCCTTGGTGAAAAGGGCGCAGCCCAAGAATGTGATTGTGACTTTATTTCATCCGGTTATACAGTAGTAGAAGGTTCTACACTACAATGGTATCAAGAGACTTATGTAAAAGACCCTGTTGAAAAACGAGGATTTGATGGTAACTATTGGTTATGGGATTATCCAAACTATTCTCGTGACTATGTAGTGGTTGCCGATGTCGCTCGTGGTGACTCAACCGACTATTCAGCATTCCATGTTTTTGACATAGAAACCGTAGAACAAGTTGCAGAATATAAAGGTAAAATTGAAACTAAACAATATGGTGCATTTTTAGCATCAGTTGCAAGTGAGTGGAATAATGCAATGTTGGTTGTTGAAAACGCAAACATTGGGTGGGCTGTAATTCAAGAAATTATTGATAGACAATATCAAAATTTATATTATTCATATAGAGAGCTGGGTTACATTGATGAAGATATTCATCTTCGTAAAGGTTGGGACTTAAAACGAAAAGATGATATGGTTCCTGGTTTTACAATGTCCTCAAGAACACGACCTTTGGTGATTTCAAAACTCGATACTTACATGAGAGAACGAACCCCAATCATTCACTCTAAGCGATTAATTGATGAGTTATTCGTATTCATATGGAATGGTAGTAGAGCAGAAGCACAGCGAGGTTATAATGATGATTTGGTGATGTCATTCTCAACGGGCTTGTGGGTTCGTGATACTGCATTGAGATTAAGACAACAAGGTATGGATTTAACGAGAACCACATTGGGTCATATTGGTAAATCCAACACGGGTGTGTATTCGGGTAGAACATTAGGTCAAGACCCTTGGAAACAAAAAGACCCATACGGAAATGACAATGATTTAACTTGGCTACTTTAAATTTGGTAGTTAAGTTTATTTTTTGTATATTTATACTTTGTAGAACTACACACTTTTAAGTGAGACACTAATATGGCAGATAAATCTCTTTTTGGTAGATTAAGAAAACTATTCAACACACAGGTTGTTGTTCGTAGGATTGGTAAGGGTCGTACTCAAGCAGTTGACACCCAACGATTACAATCCCAAGGTAACCTTCGTGGTTCATCATATTATGATAGATTTGGTAGATTACATACTACTCGTAGAAATTGGGAAACATACAACAACCAATTTAATTATCATTCAAACAAATTAGAATTATATACTGATTACGAAGCAATGGATAAGGACTCCATTATTGCTTCAGTTTTGGATATCTACTCTGATGAATGTACCTTGAAGAATGATATGGGAGATGTACTTCGTATCAAAACTCAAGATGAAAATGTAAAGAAAATCCTTCACAACTTATTTTACGATGTTCTAAACATTGAGTTCAATCTATGGGCTTGGATTCGTGGTATGAACAAGTATGGTGATTACTTCCTTCACCTTGATATCGAAGAAGGTGTTGGTATTGTAAATGTATCACCAATGTCAGCATATGAGGTAGAACGTGAAGAGGGTTTTAATCCTGAAAACCCATATGAAGTAAGATTCAAATTAGGTTCTATGGGTGCTGCTCACGGAGCAAGTGTAAACAAGAATGCAGAAGTTTTTGAGTTCTATCAAATTGCACATTTCCGTTTGATGGCAGATACAAACTTCCTACCTTATGGTCGTTCTCTTTTAGAGGGTGCAAGAAAGACTTGGAAACAATTGACTCTTATGGAAGATGCAATGATGATTCATAGAATTATGAGAGCGCCAGAAAGAAGAATCTTTAAGATTGATGTGGGTAATATTCCTCCAAATGAGGTTGATAACCATATGAGAAGTATTATCGACCAAATGAAAAAAGTTCCATATCTCGACCAAACCACAGGTGACTACAACCTCAAGTTTAACTTGATGAATATGTTGGATGATTACTATCTTCCAGTTCGTGGCGGTCAAAGTGGTACGGAGATTGAGTCATTAAGCGGAATGGAATTTGGTGGTATCGATGATATCGAATACTTGAGAAATAGAATGATGGCAGCACTCAAAGTTCCAAAAGCATTTATTGGATATGATGAGGCCGTTGAAGGTAAAGCAACATTAGCACAAGAAGATATCAGATTCGCACGTTCGGTTGAGAGAATTCAAAAAATTGTTCTTTCCGAGTTGACTAAAATTGCAATTGTTCACTTATACTCACAAGGTTACGAAAACGAAGACCTTGTAAACTTTGAGTTGGAATTAACCAACCCATCTATTATTTACGAACAAGAAAAGGCATCTTTATGGTCTGAAAAAGTAAATCTTGTCAGAGATATGAAAGAGCTTAAAATGGTTTCTCAAGAGTGGATGTATAAAAACATTATGAATATGTCCGATGATGAATGGAAGGCTGAACAAGCTAAAGTTATTAACGACCTTAAACTTGGATTTAGACAAGCTCAAATCGAAGATGAAGGTAATGACCCAGTTAAGACCGGCCAATCATTTGGTACACCACACGACCTTGCTGCATTAAACCTACAAGATGGTGAAGAAGCGGGTGAGGAAAATCAAGGTGGTTCACCGCAAGGTGGATTCGAAGGAGCTGGTAGACCAGAAACTGCCGGAACTTATAAAACCGATGATAGTACATTTGGTAGAGACCCACTAGGTCAACAAACTGATATTAAACCAGCGGCAACATACCACAAATACAAAAACTCACCTCTTGCATATGAACAAAAAGAGGCATTGAGAACATCTTTGAAAAAGGTAAAAGTAAAGTCACATCAAATTTTACAAGAATCTTTAGGTGAAGATGTTAAGAAAGAAAGTGGTCTTTTAGATGAATCAAATCTTCTTCAAGACACGATTTGATGAGTTTTTGTATATTTATTAATTGGAATAGTAATAGATAAGGTTTAAGATGAGTAAACTTAAACATAGTAAATTCAAGAATACGGGTATTTTATTTGAATTACTCGTAAGACAAATCGCTTCAGATACATTAGCGAACAAGGATTCTCTTGCCCTTGAAATTATTAAAAAGCATTTTAAAAGAGGAACTGAACTCAACAAGGAATTGAAATTGTATCAAGCTCTTACTAAAGAGAACTTTGATTCACAATACAAGGCCCAAGAGTATGTTAATATTATCCTACAAGATAGAGCTAACTTAAACGAATCAATTCTTCGTAGACAAAAGTATAACTTGATTAAGTCAATCAAAGAATCTTTTGTGATGGAAGACTTCTTTAAGTATCGTGTAAATAACTACCGTGAGATGGCATCTGTATTTAAATTATTTGAATATAATCAATCAACTTCTCCAAAAGAGTATGTAACTTGTAAAAATGCTATTCTTGAAACTATTACTAAAAACGATGTAGAAATCGTTACCGAGTCTACTGACAAAGAATACACATCACAACCTAAAGAGGTTCGTATGTTGGCTTACAAATTCTTGGTAGATTCATTTAATTCCAAATACACCAACCTTTCAGAAACACAAAAGAAAGTTCTCCGTACCTATATCAACAATGTTGACAATTCAGGTAAGTTGAGAGGGTTTGTTGTTGCTGAAGTAAAAAGATTAAAAGCTGAATTTGCAAAAGTGGAGATTTCAGATAAGGTTGCTAAAATCAAATTAACTGAAACTGTAAACCTTATTGATAATATTACTAATTCCAAAGTTATCAACGAAAACCAAATTCTTTCACTTTTGAGATATCATGAACTTTTACAAGAGTTAAGGAGAGTTTCAAATGTCTAAATTTTTGTTAGAACAATTGGAAGCAAAGTTTGAAGAGTTGGAAGACAAAGACACTCTTCAAGATGAAGAATTAGAAGAGGCCAATGTAACCGGTAATATGGATGGGGGTGCTGGCCCACCTAAAACTCCACACGCTTTTGCGAAAAGTGAAGAAGATTTAGATGATGAACATATTGAAGTTTTAGGTTACAAAAAAGCCAAGAAGACCAAAATGAATACGGAGTCAAAGAGTATGAAGAAATTAGAAGACAAACTTGAAAAACTAATTGAAGCAACTTATCGTGATTATAAAAACGATGACTCTATGAAATCACACCAAAAGGTTAACAACTCAATTAAAGAAATCAATAGATTGATGTATGAGGTCGAGAAGATTGTTAATCAGAACACAAAGTTGAAAAACGAAACAGGCGTACACAATGGTCAGTATTGGAAATCCACACAAAAGAGATTTGGAAAGATTTCTGAAAGAATGTTAAAAGTTGCTCATAAACTAAAAGAATTGAGTGCGTAATATGTCGTGTGGTTGTAATAAAAATAAATTGAATGAAGAACTTGAGGTTCAAGACCTTGAGGAAATCCGTTTGATGATTCGTAGAGAATTAGCACGGGTCTTCTTTGATTTATATAGAAAGAAAAAGGTTTGGGAGAACTAATGAAACAACTTCTTGTAGATACAATGATATTTGATGTAACACCTACAATGTTACAAGAGGCTCAAGAAAAGCATGGTCGTTTCTTGGTTAATGGTGTATTGCAAAGAGCAAACGCTAAAAACCAAAATGGTAGAGTATACCCAAGAAATATTCTTGAAAGAGAAGTTGAAAAGTACAAGGGTCGTGAAATTAAAGAGAATCGTGCTTACGGAGAACTCGACCATCCTGAATCTGCCGTTGTAGAATTAAAGAACACATCACACATCGTTCGTGATGTTTATTGGAAGGGTGATGATGTAGTAGGTACAGTTGAAATTCTCAACACACCTACGGGTAACATTCTTAAAGAACTCATTAAAGCAGGTTGTACTGTTGGTATCTCATCAAGAGGTATGGGTTCAGTAAAACAAATCGGTGAAGATACTGTTGCAGTTGAAAACGACTTTGATTTGATTTGTTGGGATTTTGTATCTAATCCATCAACTCATGGTGCATTTATGTCTCCAAAAAACGAAGGTGTAATCAATGAGTCGGTTACCATTAAAAACAATACTTATAAATACAAGAAAGCTAACAACCTTATGAGAGAAATCATTTGTGAAGTTGGTGGCTATTGTGAATGTGATTTCGGAGTAAAATAATGAAATTGAAAAGCTTACTTAAAGAATCTCAACATTTAGATTATAAAAGAATGAATGTTGGTGAAGAGGAAGAAAAAGGAATGACTAACGAAGAAAAACGTGCATTCCTTGAAGCCGTATCTCAATACAAAAGATTTGGTGAATCAATCTATCGTACAGGAAACTTGGCTGAAGTATACGAATCAATTAAAGGTATCGTAGAAACTGCACAAAAGGTAACTCTTGAAGAAACAGGCGATTGGTTTGATAAGGTGACTGTTAATAGACATATGAAGTCTATGAATGAGTCATTCAAAGTATTCTCAAATACCATCAAAGAAGTAAATGTTCTACAACAAAGACTTGAGTCTTGTTACGATGAGATGGGTGAAGTTCTTGGTAAATACTACGAAATCAAAGAAGCTGAAGAAAAAGAAGCTGATATGGAAGAGGGTAACGAGTTTGGTGCCGCAAGAGCAAAGGCAATCGCTGCTGGTGATAGTGAATTTGAAGTTGATGGTAAAAAATACAAGGTAACTTCAGTTGATGATGAAGATAAAGAAAACGCAAAAGACTTCACCGAAGAATCAATCAACGAATCAAAGTATACAGTTGTTAACCCAAAGAATGGTAATGTAATGGGTCAAGGTATGAAAGACCAGGCCGCAAAACTTGCTAAGAAAATGGGTGGTGAAAAAATGGGATACTTTGTAATTCCAGTTAAGAACGCTTTGAAAGCAAGAAGAGCTTTGGAAAAATTTAACTTTGATGTTAAGAATCCAAAACTAAAAGACATTATGTCTGATTTATACTTTGAAGAAGTAGAAGGTAACAAATCGATGAAATTGACTTCTATTATGGAAGGTTACTCTACTGAAGAAAAGAGAATTGTTTTGATGGCAGTTAAAAAGATTATGAAGTATATGAATGTTGATATCAAAACTGCAATGATGTATGTACTTGGTGCTGGTCAAGAATTAGAAAGAGATATTGAAAAGGGTAAGGTAAAGTAATGGATAAGATGCAAATTTTACAAAACTTTTCAGTTGATGTTTCAAAGGTAATCAAACAACACATCAAAGACATCAAAAAACTTGACCCAAAAACTCAAAGAAAATTGGGAAATTTGATTGGAGATTTTAAAGAAGGTTTAGATAACTTATCTACCGATACTAATGAGTCGGTTAATGAAAGTCGAGTTCCAAAAATGTATGTTAAGTATGTGGCTGTTATTAAGAAAATTAAAGAACTCGAAGAAAAGCAGAAAGAATTGGCCCAACCATACTTTGATGCAAGGTCTAAAGGTGATATAAAAACTGCTAAATCTCAATTAGAACTGATGAAACAAAATCAAAAAGAGTTAACGGGTTATAGAAAAAACTTAGCCAGTATTGAATCAAAATACATTGACAATATGGATTATTTTCCAGGAGAGTAAAATTTTTACATATTAATTATAAGAAAGGTTTGGTAATCCCAAACCTTTTTTGTATATTTGTAACTTATGAATGGATTTTTATCAGTATTAGATACACGAAAGAAAGAATGGCAAGCCCGAAAGAGATGGTGGATACAAAAATACAATATTCAATCGGAACTTGGTAGAGAGGATACTATATCTAAATCAAGGTTTTGGGATGATAATACTGTATCTATATTTGATGCTACCTTATGTGAAACCATCTACACTTCGTTTATCCCACCATCAGGTTCAATCCTTGACCCATTTGCAGGTGGAAGTGTTAGGGGTATTGTAGCCGAAGAGTTAGGGTTTAGGTATACAGGCGTAGAATTATCCAAAGAACAAATAGACGCAAACAAATTACAATCCAATAAACCAACTTGGATTTGTGGTGATAGTGAAGAAGTGTTAGATACACTACAAGACCAATATGATTTGGTATTTACCTGCCCACCATATCACGACTTGGAAATATATTCCGATAATCCAAATGACTTATCCAATATGGATTGGGATACGTTTCTTATCAAATACAAATCAATCATACAAAAATCATATGATAAACTAAAAGACAATAGGTTCTTTATTATTGTTGTGAGTGAGATACGAGATAGATTGACTACTGGCAATTATAAGATTGGTAAATATAAGGGGTTTGTTCCATCTACCATTAGGATTGCTGAAGAATGTGGGTTTCATTACTATAACGATGTTGTGTTGATAAACGCATCTCAACAATCCGGCAGAATGTCCAACGTATACTTCAATCGTAATAGAAAGGTAGCATCAACTCATCAGAATGTTTTGATGTTTGTAAAAGGAAACCCAGACCTTGCAACCGAAGACATTGAATGGGATGGAACATATGTTTGTGAGATAGATGGTAAGAAGTATAAGTCATATAGAGAAGCTGCAATAGATATTGAACCAAACAAACTTGTAGCAAGTGAAGTAGAGCGTAGGTGTATGTCAACTAAATACAAATATAAGGATTGGAATATACTTGGGATTGATAAAAAACCTAACATACAATTTGATATAGATGGGGCCTTATTCCAATCAACATCACAAATAACTAAACTACTTGGTAATATAACTGAAAATAATGTTAGAACGTGGGTGGATTCAAACTCTAAAAATTGGATTCATTGGAAACGAGTATCTTCAGATGAGTATAATGTGTCTTATAGTGAAATGGAACAAACTTGGAACAATGCAATCCGATTTGAATTAAATACAATCAAATGTGAAGGTATTGAGTTTAAAACAATAAAAGAAGCTTCACAATATTTTAATTTATCACCTGAACGAATACGACAAAAGTTAGTTTCTGATAAATATGATGACTACATATATCTTAATTAAATTTAACTCTATATTTATAAACGGATGTTACTTTGAGTGATGTCCGTTTTATTTTGTAAAAAAGTTATATAAATGGCAGAACAAAAAGTTAGAAAAGAAAGAGAGGAGTTATTCCTCTATGGTCACGCAAATGGTGTGAGAGTTATCAATGGTAATGTTGAAGCCGCACTTCGTAAGTGGAAACGTATGATGAAAGATAGTGGTATCATTGATTACGTTAAACACAATCGTGAATACACAAAACCAACTACGGCTCGTAGAAAAAAGATGAATGACGCCATCAGAGCTGAGTGGGTACGAAGAAGAAGAGAAGACTATTAATAGTAAACACTCTATCGTTTCGGAAAAAAGTCCCATATTTATTAGAAAAAATATCACTCCCTAATGAGTGATTATCATTATTGAAATTTATATTCTATTAAGATTCCCAATAATCTTATTATCCAAAAGTTTAATTTAGGAGATAACAAATGAAATCAGATTTGTTAAAAGAAGCAATTGCTGACGCTAAAGCCGTAAAGGAAACTGCATTGGCAAACGCTAAGATGGCTCTCGAAGAGGCATTTACTCCAAAACTTCAATCTATGCTTTCTCACAAACTCGCTGAAGAGTTAGAAGATGAAGAAGAAGTAGAAGAAGAACTTGACGCTAGTGGTATCGGTTCATCCGATAATGCTGAACCAAGTGATGACGCTGCAGATTCATCTGATATCGAAAACGATGATGAGTTGACTGAAGAAGATGAGATGGAAGAAGAGTTAGATTCTGATGAAGAAGAAGAGGTATCCGATATCGCTTCTGATGAAATCGAGTCTCACGAAGAGGAAATGCACTCTGAAGAAGAAGATTCTAAAGAAATGTCTGAAGAAGAAGATGAAGATGAAGTTGAAGAAATGTACGAAGAAGAAGATGAGTCTGAAGAAGATGAGTTGGATTTGGAGTCAGTAATCGCTGAATTGGAAGCTGCTTTGGAAGGTGAAGATGAAGAAGAACTTTCTGAAGAAGACCACGAAGAAGAAATGAACGAAGAAGACCACGAAGAAATGTCTGAAGAAGAAGATGCTGAAGAAGTATCTGAAGAAGAAGATGAAGAATTGTCTTTGGAAGAAATCATTTCAACTTTGAAGGAAATGGCCGATGAAGAAGAAGTATCTGAAGAAGAAGAAGTTGTAGAAGAAGAAGATGAAACTGCTGCTGAGCTTGAAGAAGCTTACAGAGTTATCACATCTTTGAAGAAGACAATCAACGAAGTTAATTTGTTGAATGCCAAGTTGCTCTACACTAATAAGTTGTTCAGAACTTTCGACTTAAACGAAGGTCAAAAGATGAAAGTTATCGAGAACTTCGATAGAGCTGCATCTTTAAGAGAAGTAAAATTGGTATTCGCTACATTGGGTGAGAACTTGAATGTTGCTAAAAAACCTAAAACAGTTGTTAAAGAATCACTCGCTTCTAAACCTATGAAGTCAAGCGCACCGAAGAAAGAAATCATTTCTGAAGGTAACGTAGTGGCTGATAGATTCAAGAAGTTGGCTGGTTTGATTAAATAATTTTAAACCTAAAGAAAAGGATTAATAAGATGAACACAAATTCATTATTAAACGAATCTGCTGGTTTCAACAAGAAAATGAACGAAGAGGCTAAAGGC